AGGCAAACGACAGCGTTAACGTCAACACCGTTAAGGATGCCGGTGGTAATACGATATGGGTAAGCGACGGTAGTGGCAACCTCAGTTCTGTTGACTCAGCATTCGGCGATGCGTTGGTATTGTTATCCACGCAGACAGCAAGTGATGACGCGAGCATCGCCTTCACCTCTGATATTGATTCTACTTATAAGGAATATATTTTCAAGTTTGTAAATATAAATCCCGCTAGTGGCACTAATACTAAGTTTCAATTTCAGGTAAGTACAGATGGTGGCAGCACATATGGTGTAAATATAACGAGTACATTCTTCTATGCTATGCACGATGAGGCGGACACCTCTACCACTCTTACTTATTCTACAGCTTCCGATCTGGCAGAGAGTACGTCTTACCAGATGTTGACGGAAGGAATTGGTATTGCTGCGGATGAAAGTGCTTCTGGAGTTCTTCATTTATTTGGCCCATCCTCTACCACCTATGTGAAAAACTTTTATTGCAGCGCTAATGGTGTTTTTAACGCAGGCTCTGCCCCTTACTCACTAAATGCGTTTTCCGCAGGTTATGTTAATAGCACTTCAGCACTCGACGCAATTGATTTCAAGGTATCGACTGGAAACTTTGACGGCACCATCAAAATGTACGGTGTCTCATGAGTAAGGTCGTAGTCACAACTGTACTCCCAGATTCAGGTGCCAGTGATCTCTTAACCATTGGCGCGGCTAGTGATTCTGTAGCAATCAGTGGCGACTCTCTGAATGTCGATACGCTTCAGGATGCGGGTGGCAACACCATCTTCGTATCAGACGGATCAGGAACGATCACGTCTAAAAACAGTGGCTTTCCCGCCGGGTTGAATTTGATCTCGACAGCAACCGCTTCTGGGGCGACTAATGTGTCTATTACCAGTGGTATAGATAGCACCTATGATGTTTATTGCTTTAGGTATTACGATGTGAATCCTGATACTGACCAAACTTCTTTCGATTTTAATGGGAGTACGGATGGCGGTTCTAATTACAATGTAACGAAAACGACAACAGCATTTGTCGCTAAACATGATGAAGCGGACACTGCTGCCACTCTTGAGTATAGAGCAGCTAAGGATTTAGCCCAATCGACCAGTTATCAGCCACTCGCGTATTTTGTTGGCAATCTATCTGATGAGTGTTGTGCCGGGGAATTTATCCTGTTCAACCCCGCAAGCACCGTCTATGTCAAACACTTCTATAGCCGTGCTAATTCTTACGCAGGATCAAACTATACTTTTGATTGTTACACAGGTGGATACTGCAACACGACAAGTGCAGTCAATGCAGTGGACTTCAAAATGAGTAGCGGCAACTTTGACGGCATCATAAAAATGTACGGGATCAGCAAGTCATGAGTACCCTAGAGACAGGAACAATAGAACCACAGAGCGGGACAACCGTAACTCTGGGCGCATCTGGTGATGCAGTGGTTATCGGCGCGGATGCACTGAAGGTCAACACAATAAAAGATGCGGGTGCTAATACGATCCTGACATCTGATGGTTCAGGAACTCTGAGCAGTGTGAATTCTGGGCTTGCGGGAAATATGGTGTACATCAACTCAGCAACGGCTAGTGGAGATGCTTCTCTATCATTTACCAGTGGAATTGATTCAACGTATGACGAGTATGTTTTTATGTTTGTAAATATAAATCCTGTAAGCAATGCTCAAAACTTTGGATTTCAATGTAGTACAGACGGGGGAAGCAATTACAATACCACTGTCACTTCCACGACATTTAGGGCATATCATCGGGAATCGGGTACGCATTATGCTCTTGAATATCTAACCGCTGATGATCAAGGACAAGGAACAGCATATCAAACTATTTCGCCGTGGCTTGACGAAGCGTCAGATGCTTCCGGCTCTGGGATATTACATTTATTTGCACCCTCCTCGACGACATATGTTAAACATTTTTATTCTAGATCATCGGCTATGGATGCAGGGCCTAATATACAGGCGAATGATTTTTATGCTGCGGGATATTTCAATACGACATCCGCTATAGATGCTGTGGCATTCAAGGTGGCATCAGGCAATTTCGACGGAACAGTCTATCTTTACGGGATTAAATAATGGCAAGACACAAATTAGTAGACGGGGTGCGAATACAATTCACACCAGAAGAAGAAGCGGCGCGAGATGCCGAAGAAGCGGCATGGGAGGCAGGTGCTTTCGACAGATCAATCGCAAGGTTACGCGAAGATCGTAACCGCAGACTTGCGGCTACGGACTTATACGCTCTCCAAGACGTAACCCTGACTGAGGATATGCGCGATTATCGTCAAGCACTACGCGATCTTCCTGCAGGGTTAACGACAGTAGAACAAGTGGAGGCGGTCGTATGGCCGGTTAAATAATGGCTTCAGAAATTAAAGCTAATAAACTATCTCCGGCGACCGGGACTGATGTAACTCTGGGTGATAGCGGGGATACTCTAACTGTTCCTTCTGGCGCGACTTTAGCTTTTCCGCCCAATAGGAACATGGTTATCAACGGGGCGATGCAAATAGCGCAAAGGGATACTAGCGAACAAAAGCAATATGATTCTGGCAACGGTTATTTCACAGTTGATCGAGTAAGACTTGCTCAAGGTAATTTAGATCAAGCTGTTTTCACCATGAGCCAAGATGCTCATTTGTTAACTGGCCCTGCGGGGTTTCCTAACTCTTGGAAAATTGTTACAGATACTGCTGAAACTGCATTAGCGTCAGACGAACACCTCAGCTTTCAATATAACATTGAAGCGAATAGCTGCCAAAATTTGGCTTATGGGACATCAAGCGCAAGAAAAACAACGACATCATTTTGGGTTAAGTCAGATGTTACTGGAACGTATAGCCTTATGCTCTATTCGGCTGATGCTAGTAGGAACATTGGTGGAACCTACACAATAGATTCTGCCGATACTTGGGAATATAAAACCGTCACTTTTGCGGGAGATACAGCAGGAACTGGTATTAACAATGATACGGGTGTTGGGGTTTCTCTTTATTTTGCCTTAGCGGCAGGAACAGATAGGACATCTGCCGATAACACTTCATGGGCGGCATTCGCCAGTAATCGCAACGCTTATGGACAAACCGCTAATGTTTTAGCCTCCGCTACAGACTATTGGCAAATTACAGGGTTGCAATTTGAAACGGGCGAGGGCGCTACTCCATTTCAACATAGATCAGTTGGGGAAGAAATGGAACTCTGTAAACGCTATTACTATAGGATGGGTCTGGAGGGAAGCACTGCATATAACGTGTTTTACGAAAGAGATCATGTGAGTAGCTCAGGTCAGGCTTTGACATGGTCGTTAGCTATTCCTTATATGAGGGCCGCTCCTTCAGCAACTGTTTCATTTACTACTAGCACAACTAGCGTCACTACCGCTCCAAACCCTTACGGAACAATGCTTGTTAGCGCGACAAGCGCTTCGGGAGATAACTACATTTATACACCAGACATTGAATTGGATGCAGAAATATCATGAATATTACTGAAGCTAAATACATGGCAATTGCGGGTGTTGATTTCAGCATTAACGCTACTATAGATGGGAAGAATATGTATATTCCTTTTGATCTTAATAATCGACATTACATTGAGATACAAGAATGGGTTGCAGAGGGAAATGCGATAACCCCTTCCGACCCTTATATACCACCTGAGGAATAACAAATGAGTGAAGTCAAAGTTAACAAAATCTCACCACGTTCTGGAACAGACGTAACTCTCGGGGATTCTTCAGATACATTCACCGCCCCTTCTGGGGTTACGATAGCGATTGCCAGTGGTGCAACCATAACGAACAGCGGAACGGCTACAGGATTTGGTGAGGATAACACTCCCTCCTTTTACGCTTACAACGCATCTTCTCAAGCTCTGGCGGCTACAACTAGTACAAAGGTTACTCTGGATACAGAGGGGTGGGATACGGACTCTGCGTTTGCAAGCAATGTGTTCACTGTCCCTTCTGGGGAGGGTGGCAAGTATTGGTTTACTTTTGGCGGGTATTTTCATGATATTCCGTATGATGATTACGCTCGGATGAACCTTATGAAAAATGATGCTGCCATCGACCAAACATATAACCAACACTGGGGGGCGAGCGGCCAAACTGAACCTCTCGCTTTTTCTTGTAGTGCCGCTGTGGAGTTGGCCGCAACAGACACACTAGACGTGCAAATGTACACAGAAACTTCTGGTGGACTCACGGTCTATTATTGTTTTTTGAGCGGGATCAAATTGATAGGGGTTTAATATGATTACAGCAAATGGATTGATTCAGTTAGGTTTTACCACAAAAGATTTTATCGTCGCGGATGATGCTGATGGTCAGGGTGCTTACATAAAAGAGTGGAAAAGCGATCAACCCCAACCATCAGAAGCAGAGATCGAAGCGGCTCACAATGAATGGCAAGCAGAGTACGACTCTCAAGAATATGCCCGAAATCGCGCCGTAGAATATCCATCTTTAGATGATCTAACCGTGGCCCTCTGGGAAGGTGTAGTAGAGGAACGTATGGCTTCGGTTACTGCGCTTGAGGCGCTGCGTCAGGCAGTAAAAACAAAATATCCAAAGTAAATGACTACTTGGGCTGCTAATACATACAAT